TTGTATTCCCACCAAATAACGGTAGTGCTAACCAAGTTCTTATCAGTGATGGATCTGGTAATACATCTTGGTCAACTATATCAGGAGGTGGAGGAGGTGGAGGAGCTAGTGTTACTATTAATGATGCAGCACCTACTACACCTAGTGCTGGAGACTTATGGTGGAACTCTAACGCTGGTCAGTTAAAGATATATTACAATGATGGTAGTAGTTCACAGTGGGTTGATGCTGCTGGTGGTGGAGGTGGAGGAGGTGGTTCTGGTATAACAGTGTACTCTGGTGTAGCAAACTATCCACTCGCTTCAACTCATGAAGGACAGATAGCATATGCTAGTGATATTAATGCAATGCACTACTCTGATGGAAGTGATTGGATAGGTCAGAGAATAGTTACTACAACAGAAGCTAATTCTGATTTTGATACCTTGTTGGGTAACTATGAGAAGACATATACTCTTTCTGCGAATGAACATACTAGTGGTACTACATCAGAGAATAGTGCTAGAAAGATTATCAAGTTGGTTGATAATAGTGGTACAGATTCAGGTAAGTTTACTCTTAATGTTGGTAGTGGTTTAACATCAACACTTACTACTGATGCATGGAGTAACCAATCTATAAATCTAGGTCTATCACTTGGAAGTATTCACAACTATACTTTGAGTTCAGATATTAATGCTGGACCTAATGCTACTGATCTAACGATACAAGATTCTGTTAGAGGTATTAGTAATTCAATCAAGTTTGCTGGTGCTGATGGTCTTAGTGTTGAGAGGACAGATGCTAATACAATAACCTTCAGGCAAGGTGGTACTTCGGTTACTCAGTACACCGATGATATGGCAAAGGATGCTACATGGTCTTCCATAAGCAACGGTACTCATACTGGTATTACTTTTGCCTATGATAGTGGTACAAAATTCCTCAGTGCTACCGTTACTGGTGGTGGTGGAGGAGGAGGTGGATTAACCTACACATTAACTGGTAGAAATACAAGTTCTACTAATGCATTCATTGATCTAACAGATGATGATACAACTCCAACTGTTAACAGTATAGAATTCATTGGTAGTAATGGAACCGATGTTGCTTGGGATAGTGCTAACAAAAGAATTACTATCAACAGTAAAGACTATGCAGTAGGAGCTAATGCTGCTGCTAGTGGTAGTGGAGGTATATCATTAACTGGTAGCACCTTTACATACACACCACCTGACCTAGCAAGTTACTTAACATCTATACCTCAAGCATCAGCATCAGTTCTTGGTGGTATTAAAGTAGGTGCTAACCTTACTATGGATGCTGCTACTGGTGTTCTTAGTGCTAACGCTGGAGCATATACATTACCTACTGCTGGTGTTACTGCTAGTGGAACTCTTGGTGGTGTTAAGGTTGATGGTTCTACTGTTACTATTGATGGTAATGGAGTCATCAGTTCAACAGGTGGATCAACTGCTCCATCTATAGGTGATGTTAATGCAACATCAACTAGCATTGCTGATAATGCACGTGGTGAAGTAACAATTACAGGACACAAAGGGTATGTTCTTTACAAGATTACTTCATCTCATGAAGCTTGGATAAGATTGTATGTTGATGATGCTACAAGACAAACTGATAAAGATAGAAGTGAAGGTGCGGATCCAGCACCAGGTAGTGGTGTAGTAGCAGAGGTTAGAACTTCTGCAGCAAATCAAGAAGTTCTTATAACACCTGGTGTTATGGGATTCAATAATAATAATCCAAGAGACGAAAACATTTATGTTTCAATAAATAATAGAAGCGGTTCAGCCGCCACTATACAAGTGACCCTAACCGTTCTAAAAATAGGAGAGTAGTTCCAATGGCAGTAAACTATGGTACAGTAAATGTAAATTCAGATCAGACTGGATGGACTAGACTGGATGTATTAGATGCATTAGAGGAAGTCTTTTCTGATCTAGGATTTCATGGAGGAACTGCAAAGACTGGTGTTCCTGTCTGTGCTTTGTGGCCAGGTCAGACTAATAATGAAGAACCAGTTTCTTATTTCAATGGACTAGAGAATAGTGATCCTGAAAATATGGATTGGATGCATTGTGGTGGTACTCTGACTAATAATAGTAGTAGAGCAGAAAGAAAGTTCCAAGTAACTGCTAATGGTACTACATCATATTATTTACAAGAGACTTGGATACCAACTGCACTTAATGCTGGTTCTGATACTCTAACGGTTCCTTATAATGATGTACTAACAACAGGAACAGAACTTGTTTTTATTCCTAGTGGTGGAGATGCTAATAATGTTATTGGTGGACTAACACTCAATAAAACTGTCTATGTTATTCGTGTCAGTGCTACTGAGATAAAGTTAGCAGAAAACCTAACTAATGCTGGTAATGGTACTGCTATTGATTTAACTGGTGATCCTCCTGGTGGATGGACATCTACTACTAAGTTCTTTACACCACAGTCAGGTTCAGCTAACCAAGCGATCACTACCTATCAAGGTGATCAATTAATATTTAATGTTGATGCTACTGGATTCCATATATGTTCTGGTAGTTCGTATGATGCTAATAAAACTTTAGAGTCTGCTAATGCAGCAAACATGTCACATGCACCTGGTAATACTGCTGGATACCTTACTGATAATGGTACAACCACAGTCACTTTTGAAACTAAGTATTGGATACAGTCAGAAGATAATACTAATGTAGAAAGCTTTGATAAACCATCTAGTTTACCAAAGGGTAATGTGCATCAAGGATGGCATTATGATCCATCAGCAGGAGTGATTGGAGCATCTGGTAGTAGAGTAGTTGAGTATTGTTACGCTAATGATACCAATGCAACTATGAAGGCAAGCATTACTATACTACCAAAGTATACTAGTCAAGCTCAGTACTTTGATCCTTACTGGGATGTTGATATTGCAGGTACTGTTGGTGGTGCAGCTGCTGAAAAAGTATTGAAGTTAAGAGTATCACGATGGCATTATGGACGTAACTATCAATATAGAGGTCGAGTTAAGTCCGTACATGTTCTTAATTCAACTGATGGGTGGAGTGGTACTCCAACATTTACTATTTCTGGTACAGATATAGGTGGTGTTACTCCTGGAAATGATGTAAAGTTTGGAACCAATACAGATGAATCTGCTACTGATGTTGGTGATGGTACATGTAGTCTGGTGTTTACAGACTATGGTGCTGGTACAAGCTTCTATCAGAAGAGTGCTACTGGTGACTATGCTGTTCTGAAACTAGTACATGATGCTGCTAAAGAATGGGGAACTACTTACTGGGTTTTTGCTCCAAGTCAGCGTAATCCCTACATGATGAGGGTATTTGGTGGTGCATATTGGGAGACTCAAAATTGTTGGGGAACGACAGCAACACCAGATAGTACTAGTAGAAGTGATTATGATTGGAAAGGTTTGTATGGATTTATGGATGGTATCTATGCTGGAACTACACACTGGAGTTATTATATAGATCCATATGAAACGCAAGATTATTATTATAAAATATACTTTGCTACTTCTTCTCAACCAACAGATTATAAATTACGTCTTAAGTATTGGAAACCAGTTGCACCAATGGATACTTCCTATGCTGTAATACAATTCCTTCAAGTTGTTAATGATCAACCGACAGAGTACCATACTTTCTCTTTACCTTCAGATGTGTGGGGAGCTACTAGTCCAGGTGTAGATCTAGATCATTTGTTTCTTGGTCACATCGTAGAGTACGATAAAGGATCTGGTGGTACTAACCCTGGCCGATCTGTTGATATTGATATGATACTCCCTGGATATGATTACAGTACTAGTCACCCAGGATATGAACCTGCAAATACTGCAAGTCTAAGTATGGAGAGTTCATATGGATACGTGAGAAACACTGGAAGTTCATATGGAAGACAAAGAGATAGGTGGTCGTGCAATATTCATACTGATAATGATTATACTTACAAGAGTATACTACAGTACTATAGGAATCATAATTATGATAACACGAATTCAGCTATGGATTACTATCGACCAATTAAAGGAATACCATTACTGAATTCCTTTGCACCTTGTCCATACTATCTTCCTGATGATTTTGTAATGATACAGATAGCATCTACGCCAGGTCTTACTGCTTACACGACAGGTGATACTATTACTATTAGTGGTAGTGAAAAGTATGAGATTATAGTAGCAAGTTATGAGAACTCTCAGACTGGTCTTGATCAGGTGTCTAATGGTTCTACCATTGGTATGGCTTTCTGTGCGAGGATCGTAGGGTAATGGCTGATTATACTCTTACAGATTTAGGAACTGTACAACCAAAGGGAGTTCCATCTACGAGGATGAAGCACACATCAGTTGTGTGGATACTTAAAAGTATGTTCAGTTCTCTGGATCATGGTACTGGTATAGTTAATGAATATAACATTAGTGATTTGAAATCATCAAATCAACCTAATCCTATTGCTAATGGTCACAGACCAGAGCTTGCGAAAGGTAATGGTAAAAGACCTGTCTATGGTCAACAATATCCACGTGGATATTATAATAAATAACCCAGGGGTCAGGTATAAATGGCAATAAATTTTCCCAGTAGTCCTAGTGTAAACGATACCCATACCCATAATGGTAAGGAGTGGACGTGGAATGGTACATCTTGGGTTCAAAGTACAAATGCAAGCAGTTATACTTTACCTATTGCTACTGCTGGTGCTCTCGGTGGTATTAGGGTAGGCAATAGATTAACAATAGATTCTAGTACAGGTGTCTTGGATGCTGATGTGCAGACAAGTACTTTTGGTACATCAGATGTTGATGCACATCTAAATCAATCTAATCCAACATCAGGTTATATTCTTAGTTGGAATGGTTCGGACTATGCATGGGTAGTACAAACTAATACTACTTCATTTGCTGCTCTAACTGATACACCAGGTTCCTATACTGGACAAAGTGGAAAATATTTAAAAGTTAATGCAAGTGCAAATTCTTTAGAATTTACTAATGCTCCTGTAGATTATGGTGATAGTGATGTTGATACTCACCTAAATCAATCTAATCCTACCAGTGGTCACGTTCTTTCATGGAATGGTTCAGATTATGCATGGGTAGCACAGTCAGGTGGAGGTGGTGGAGGTGGATCAGGTTCGGGTGGTAGTATACTACAATTAATACAAGAGACTGGTCCTTCTGGTCAGATAAGTGCTACTGCTGGACAGGGTAGCAATGCTGCTTGGATAGATGTTATTGATAAAGACATTACTATTACTGCTGGTACTTCTAAGAGAGTAAAGATTGAAGTTAATGGTGAACCCAAATTGAATGGGTTTAGAACCATGAGGTATGAGATCAGATTGATACGTACCACATCATCTGTTGAAACAACATTGTATGAAGGTTATCAAGGTCTAGCTGATAGTAGTGATAACTATTCAACTATGAATGGTGTCCTCTACTTAGACACACCAGGTGCAGGTACACACAACTATAAGTATCAGTTCAGACAGGTAATAAGTTGGAATAATAGTGCTGCTTATGTAGAAGCTGACTCAATGGTTATGCTTCTCACTGAGATGGATCTTAGTGCAACTGGTGCAACTATTAATAACAATGCAGCAGAGAGAGTCATAACAGGATCAGCAACTGCTGGTACTTTAAATGCTAGTGATAAGCTAACTCTTGATAGTAATGGTACTATGAGCTTAGATGGTCAATTGACAGTTGATTATGTTAATCTTAATGGTAGTGTAGTTCAATTAAATAATGCTCTTGGTGGTACAAATTTAAAAGTTAAAGGTCAGGGAACTGGAGGTACTTATCATTTAACTTTAGATGATGATGTTAATGTTGTTGGTGATTTTGAATTTGAAGCTGGTATAAAGGATAAGGATGGACAATTTGGTACTTCTGGACAGGTTCTTTCTTCCACTGGTACTCAGGTAAATTGGATTGATGCTCCAAGTACTTATGGTGATAGTGATGTTGATACACATCTGAATCAATCTAATCCTACTAGTGGATATGTTCTTTCATGGAATGGTTCAGACTATGCTTGGGTAGCACAGACTACAGATACAGATACAAATACATTCACTGGTCTAACAGGTACACCGTCTTCATACACTGCTAATAAATGGTTGAAGGTAAATGCAGGTGGTACTGCTTTAGAATATACTGATGCTCCTTCTGGAGCTTCTGTTACTGTATCAGACAATGCTCCTTCAGGTCCAAGTGCTGGTGATCTATGGTGGGACTCTGATAATGGTAGGTTAAAGGTATATTATACTGATGCAACACCTGATTCTCAGTGGGTAGATGCTAGTCCACTTGGTGCTAACAGTAGTATTGGTATTGGTAATACAAGTATTGCTATCACTGATACTGGTACTAACGGTAATATTGCTTTCAATACAGATGGTACTGACCGTTGGAAGATCACTAGTGGTGGTCACATCATTCCATATTCTAATGCTTCATTTGATATAGGTAATGCAGAGTATAAGGTAAGACACTTGTTCTTATCAGACAACAGTCTTAAGTTTGTTGATGATAATAATACAGAACATGCACTGAGTGTTAGTAATAACAAACTACATTACGAAGGCAAAGAGGTTCTAGCAAACTGTGTCTTTACTGGATTGGATAATAATGATACTGTCAAATATAATGGTACGAACTGGGTTAATGTAGAGTTTCCATCAGCTTTTGATGGAACTTTATCTGGTGATCTAACTGTTGATACTAATGTATTGAAAGTTGATACTGCTCAGAACCAAGTTGGTATTGGTACTGCTAGTCCTAATAGTCTCCTACATTTGTACCAACCACAAGATGCTGTGTATATTACCTTTGGTCAAGGTCAACACAATATAAACTACTGGGTTGGAACTTATGGTACTACTGCTGGATTCTTTATAGAGCAGGGTAGTAGTAATAATAATTTACTAACAGCAGATGCTTCAGATTATGTTTCATTGTATGGTGCTGGAACTAAGAGAATCGAGACTACTAGTACTGGTGTCACGATAACAGGAGACCTAAGTGTTACTGGTTCTGCTGGTGGTGTTGTGGATTCTCGTATCAATGTTGCTAGTGCTACATCTAATCAACTTCTTAGTTGGACTGGTGCTGCTTACGATTGGATCGATCCACCAACACCAGCAGCACCAGCATTTCAATCTAACTGGAGGATACCATTATGACTGCAACAGTTTATAGAGGAACAATTTTTGGTGATGAAACAAACCATATCAACAATTTTTATACCAATAACACTGGTGGTAACGTAAGAATTGTATGGTACTTGTTTTATTTGGGGAGTGGTCAGCGATTTAGATTCTATTATGGTACTTCGACACCGCCAGATCCTGCTACTTTAGGTCTTTCAACTACTACTCCAATTGATTATACCTATTACGGAGATGCTACTACTATTAGATTATCCAATTTTGGCCAAGGTGGTTTCAGAACTGGAAAACATTACCACATATCTGGTGATTATCCAGGTGGTGCTGCTGGTGGAAGTAATAGTGGGGATTTCCCAACTGAAATGGTGTTAGCTTCAGGTGATAAAATGTGGTTGTTTGTTCCCGAAGAGATAGAAGATCCAACTGGTTCTACATACTACCATTTTGCATTGAGATATAATTTTCTAGCAATACCAGAATAAATTATGGCAGCAACAATACATACAGGAAACGGACAGAACTTTTCTTACACCAATAACACTGGTGGAAATGTTCGTGTTGTTATTAGCTTAGCTCTTAATGATACGAGTGTTCAATCAAACTCAAATGGTATTAAGATAAGGTGTGGTGCTCCTGGAAGTCCAGATATTTTGCAGGCCAATAGTGGTACAAACCATAGGTTCAATGGTATTGGTAAGAATATTGCAAGACAGGGAGGAAGTAATAGTTCAGATGGAGTAGGTGCTTCTGCTAGTAGTGATGTTGATTGTATGTGTACTGAGTTTTACTTAGCTGATGGACATAGTATAGATGTACAAGGTGTCTCTCCTTCTTATCCACTCAAATTTTATAATATACTAACAATACCAGAGTAACATGGCCATAAATTTTCCCACCTCACCATCAACTAATGATACTCATACCCACAGTGGTGTTACGTATGAGTGGGATGGTACTTCATGGCTAGCACAAGGTAGCACAGCAACTTATACCTTACCAACTGCATCATCAACAGTACTAGGTGGTATTAAAGTAGGTACTAGGTTAACAATAAACAGTGGTGTCTTAGAGGCAGACTTACAGGGAGGTACTTATGGTGATAGTGATGTTGATACACATTTGAATCAATCAAACCCAACTAGCGGTCATGTTCTTAGTTGGAATGGTAGTGACTATGCATGGGTAGCACAATCTAGTGCTGGTACAACATATGATTTAACAGCATCAGGTGGTAGTGTCGCCGAAGAAGAAAAAATATTACTCACTGGTAGCGATAGTAGTGAAGATGCTGTAACGCTTGCTGTTGATGCTAATTCTAGTCTAACAATAGCACGTGCTAATAATAAGATAACATTTGGTGGTGGAACCTACAGTGCTGGTACTGGATTAAGTCTTAGTGGTACTACATTTAATGTTACTTCTACATACACAAGCTCAAGAACAACTGCTGCTGCAACAACAGCAAGTTTAGCTGATCAAGCATCAGGTGACATAGACATTACTGCAGCAAAAGCTTACGCACTACTTAAGATACAAACATCACATGCAGCATGGGTAACTCTTTACACTGATAGTACTAGTAGAACTAGTGATGCTAGTAGAAATATAACAACTGACCCACTACCAGGTTCAGGTGTTGTTGCAGAGGTACTACTATCTGATGGTGGTGTACAAAAAATTACTCCTGGTTTGATAGGATATAATGATGATGCAACACCAAGCACTAAAGTCTATGCAAAGGTTCAGAATAGAAGTGGTAGTGCTGCTACCATAACAGTAACACTTCATTACCTTGAACTAGAGGGTTAATATGGCTCAGTATATTGTAACACTGAAGCAACGTGATCAGTTGGATGGTTTCTATGCTGATATGAAGGAAGGTGGGTATAAGCTTATTAGTAAGAGACCTATTAGTAGATGTACACATTATGATCTAACAGAAAGTCAAGCAGATACTATTGCTGGTGACTCTAGAGTTCTTGCTGTTGAGTTACATCCAGATGAAGATGATAACCTTATAATTGGACCGCATGGATATGTTAACAACGAAGTAGCTGTTGCTGCTGGTGATTTTTATAAGGGACTTACTACTGACTCAGGTCACTTTCAGTGGGGGCACTTACACTGTGCTGGTGATGATGTACAAAGAAGAAAAGGAACATGGGGTTCTGGATCAGTCACTGATACTGCTGAATGGTTTAATAATGGTAAGCATGTTGATGTAGTTATCTGTGATAACAATGCTGCTTATGATTGTCAAGAGTGGTACAGTACACATGACCCAGCTAAGAATAGATATGTTCAGTATGATTGGTATGCTAACCACAACACAGAGGCTCTTAGTATAGATGATGATGGATACACATCAGCACCTAGTAACTATACAAAGTACTATCCTAATGCTGGTCACACAGATTATCATGGTACTCATGTAGCAGGTACTGTTGCTGGTAAGTATTATGGATGGGCTACTGAAGCAAACATCTATACCATTCAGTGTTTGAGTGGGATGGATCCTAGTCCATTGCCTACTATGATCATGATGGATTATTTGAGAGCATTCCATAGATCTAAAGCTATTAATCCAGAGACAGGACATCGGAATCCTACCATTACAAATCATAGTTGGGGTTCGGGATGGGATTTAGGACCAAATGGTTCAGGTATTTTTGATACTGGATATACTATTTCAGATATAACTGAAATAGTTTGGAGAGGAACTACATATAACTCATCTAATCCTGGTCCATCTGGTTGGACTATGAATGGTATTCATCAGGACTTTGGTATTGGACAATCGAAGACATATATTCCCTACTACAACACAGCAATGGCTGCTGATATTGAGGATGCTGTAGAGGATGGTATAGTAGTTATTGCTTCAGCAGGTAACTCAGATTTCTATGTTGCAACTGATTCTACAAGTCCTGATTGGAATAACATTGTCCAGTTTGATACTTCTAAAGTAAGTTTTAACATGTCTGCAGGACAAGGCCGTGCCTATTATAATAGAGGATCAGCACCAGGAAATGCACCAGGTGCTATCTGTGTTGGTTCTCTTGATAAAGCTAGTGACTTCTCTAAGTCATCATTCTCATGCTATGGTGAGGCAATAGATGTATGGGCTCCTGGTACTCATATTAATTCAGCATTTAATTCTCTAGGATATAATGATGCAAAGTATGGTGGAGATAATTATTTCTATGCTATAAGTGGAACTAGTATGTCTTCACCACAGGTGACTGGAGTTGCAGCATGTCTAGCAACAGGTAAAGAAAGGTTTACTAACAGTGATGTGAAAGCTTTCCTTCAGAACTACTGTAAGGATAGTGATATGACCTTCGATGATACCTATACATCTGCAAGGCATCAAACATACCCAGTGCAACTTACTGCAACTGCAAATGGTTGGGATGTAATTGCTGATCAAAGGTACGGCGAGCATATTAATGCTATTAATCCTACGATTGAGATCTTTGAGGGTGATTCACTAGACTTTCAGTTAATGACTGGTGGAGCTCCTCTTTATATTACAACATCTCCTGTAACTGGGTTGTCTGGTGGTGCAACACCACAAGGACAAGTCTCTTGGTTCCCACATCAAGGTGCTAATACAACTGGAACTTTTCAAGCAAGTCCACCATGGCCAGGTAGTGCTGGTGATTACTACTATGTGTGTGGTGATATGACCTTATCATTTACTTCATGGCCACAAGGTATTCTTAGAGTGCATCCCCCACTACACTATGATGATCCGCATATTGGTGCTGGATCTGTAAACAAATATTTGTTAGCAGCAAACCCAAGACCACTTGCAGATGGGTTTCCTAGTAGATGGTATCAGCAACAACTTAAGGGTAGAAGAAGAGATGATGAAGCTACCTCAAATAGTCCACCTAATATGCAACTCTATCCTAGAGAGAATGTATATCATAGAGGATTTAATATACATCAATTGATTCCAACTTATCTTACTGGAGTATCCCCTGCTTCTGTAAATGAAGGAGATTCATTCACAACAACAATTACTACAACTAATGTTGCTGATAATACTATTCTTTATTGGGAGTTAACTGGTGTATCCTCTGCTGATTTCTCATCAGGAGCACTAACAGGAACAGCTACTGTATCAAATAATTCTGCTACGTTCTCACATACGGTTGATGCAGATGGAACTACTGAGGGAGCAGAGACTGCTACTATTAAAGTTTATAGTGATTCTGCAAGAAGTAAACAGGTTGGTAGTACTTTAACTGTTGCTATTGCTGATACTTCAGACGCTAGTCAAACATTCACATCAACAGGAACCTTCACTGTTCCTACTGGTGTAACTACTATTAGTGTGTATGCTGTTGGTGGTGGAGGTGGATCAGGATTCCAAGATAGTCAAGGTACTGGAGCTGGTGGTGCTACAGTTTGGGCTGATGATATTTCTGTTACTCCAGGTGAAATTCTAATAGTTGGTGTAGGTACTGGTGGTGATGGTGGGGTGGAAGTTATTGGTAATAACACACAACCTCCTGGTACTTCTTATAGTGGAAGTCCAGGAACCACTTCATATGTTCAACGACAATCTAATAACGAATTTATTGTGAAAGCTTACGGTGGTGGATCGAATGGTGGAAGAGGTGGAACTGGAGAATTTTATATGGGTAATGGAAGGGTTATAGATGGTGGAGATGCCTATAACTATTCAGCAACAAACTCATCAACAGGTCAGAAACAATGGACGCAAGGTGGAACTGCTGACTTTAAAAATAGAGCTGGTACTGGTGGAAGTCATAGTGGTAGTGGTGGACAAGGAACTGCAATAAAATATGGAACTCTTGGAGAAGCTGGAGGTGCTTTTGGAGTAGGACATCCATACAGAGGTGGTGTTGGTGGATTATATGGTGGAGGAGGCGGTGCTGGAGGCGGTAGTGTTGGAAGCAATAGAGGTGGTGCTGGTGCTAATGGTGGAGTTTGTATAACTTGGGGTACTCCTGTTGGTGGTGGAACTGCTCATATAAATGGAAGGCACAGTATTAATTTTATATCTAAGAATGATCCAGACTATATTGAATATACACCAGCAGCTTCTGACGAATTCCAGTTAGGAACTGGTGCTTGGACTATAGAGTTCTGGCATAAACCAAGTTACTTTAATTATACTGGTAATAATGATTATAGATGTTGGCAGTGGGGTAATGCTACCTTTGTAACAGGTGTTGATACGAATGGTGATTGTGTATGGAAGATTGGTGCTGATAGCCCATCATATGCTCAGAGGATGGGTTGGTATGTGGGTACTGGAGAATCACCAGCGTGGCAACCTTGGGATTACAATCATTGGAATGAAAATTCTAGTCAGTATTGGTATCATTGGTGTGTCATGAGGAATGGTAGTACCATACGTCATTTCTATGGAGGTCAACGTCATCATCCTTGGAATGGAACTGATTATAATGCATCATCATTTGATGATACTTCTACTGCTAAGATAAGAATTGGTGGATCAACAGGAACTTATGGTAGAGGAATTCATGGAAAGATATCTAATATTCGTGTGGTTAAAGGATCTGCTCTCTATTGGAATGAGGCTTTCGATCCTAGCCGTTGGGGACCATACACAGAAATAGATGGAACTGTATTGTTAGCTGCTAATGGTTCTAACATTACTGATGCATACTGGGGACCAGGTAAGTCTGCTGGAACTGTTACTACCAGTGGTACAAACAATGCTACCTATAGTTCTGAGCATCCTTTCGATCAATATGATGGTGGTATATAAAACGTATAAATAAAGAAGCCTTATCATGTGTTATAATGGTAGATGAAATAAAAAAAGAAGAGGTAAAGGAAGAGAAGGAAGAAAAGAAAGGTATATTTGCTAGAGCAAAAGATGCTATTCTTCCCGACCCCGAAGAGCAAGCAGCAATCATCAGTACATTTGTCAGAATTACTGTGCTGGCCTGGTCTGGAGGCATATTAACTTTAAACTATGTCGCCATACCTGGTGTCCCTCAACAGAAAATAGATCCGACATTTATAGCTTCAGTTTTTACAGGAGTTTTGGCAAGCTTTGGCATCCAAACTG